CATTGGCCACGCCTGTCTTGGCAGGCCTTGGCACAACTACAAAACAATTTAGTAGTTGTGTGCTTATTAGTAGTGACGATACTCTTGATTCAATTTTTGCTGCTGGTGAAATGATGGCAAAATATGCTAGCAAACGTGCTGGCATAGGATTAGAGATCGGTCGTATTCGCCCATTAGGAGCGCCAATACGTAACGGTGAAATCAAACATACAGGCATGATACCTTTCTTAAAGAAATGGTTTGGTGATCTACGTAGTTGCAGTCAAGGTGGTGTACGTAATGCAAGCTGTACTGTAACATTTCCTGTATGGCATTATCAGTTTGAAGATTTGATTGTGCTTAAAAATAACCAAGGCACAGAAGAAACACGTGTAAGACAAATGGATTACAGTGTTGTAGTTAATAAGATGTTTTGGAATCGCTATAAGAAAAACGAAAATATAACATTGTTTGATCCACATGAAGTGCCAAATTTATATGAAGCATTCTATAGCGATACAGAAGAATTTGAACGTTTGTACACAATGTACGAAAGTAAAAAAGGGTTGCGCAAGAAAGTTTTACCAGCAGTAGAAATATTCAAAAATGGTATCTTAAAAGAAAGAACAGATACTGGGCGTATCTATTTGGTTAATATTGATAATGTTATAAATCAAGGCCCGTTTGATACTAAAGTTGATCCAATATATCAAAGTAATCTTTGTCAAGAAATATTACTACCTACGAAACCATTTCAGAGAATAGAAGATGAAAAGGGTCGTATCGCTCTCTGCACATTAGGTAGTGTAAATTGGGGTGCATTTAAAAATCCGCAAGACATGCGAAAAGCCTGTAGAGTACTTGTGCGCAGTCTAAGCAATCTCCTAAGCTATCAGGATTTTTTAAGCATACAAAGTAAACTTGCAAACGAAGATTTTGAACCATTGGGTGTTGGTATTACTAACCTTGCCTATTGGCATGCAAAAAGACACTTACGTTATGGTACAAATGAAGGTCTAGCAGAAGTAAAACGCTGGATGGAACATCAAGCATATTACCTAACTGAAATGAGTGTCGAGTTAGCACAAGAACGTGGACCATGTAAAAATAGTTCACGTACATACTATGGTAAAGGCATTTTCCCTTGGGAGCGTAGAGCAGAGGGCGCAAATGAATTGACTGATTTTAGTCCTAGCATGGATTGGGAACCACTAAGAGAAAAATTAAAGCAATATGGTATTCGTAATGCAACATTGATGGCTATTGCTCCTGTAGAAAGTTCTAGTGTAGTTTTAAATTCTACAAACGGTATTGAATTACCCATGGAACTTATCAGTGTTAAAGAAAGCAAAGCAGGAAGCTTTGTACAAGTTGTACCAGAATACAAGCGATTAAAGAATCGCTATCAATTAATGTGGGATCAACATGATTGTATAGATTATTTGAAAACAAGTGCAGTTCTTGCTGTTTACATTGATCAAAGCATTAGTACAAATACTTTTTATAATCCTGCATACTTCCCTGAAGGTAAAGTTAGTGCTACATTAATTGCTAAAAATTTAATGCTTGCATACAAGTGGGGATTAAAAACCATTTATTATAGCTTAATTAATAAAATGGGTTCTAAGGCAGCATTAAAAGATGATAATGTAATTGAATTCACAAAGCTCGAACCATTGGAAGATGAAGAAGCTTGTGAGGCGTGTGTTCTATAATGGCACATCTTGTAGCTAACATACCACCAGTTCATTGTTATATACGCAAAGAGTTTTTATATGACTTTGAAAAGGGGCATGGTGAATATGAACCTTGTATATGGGTATCAATCAAAAGCATTCGTGGTCAAGCATTTAGAATAGAGGCATACTTACCAAACTATGGCGCACTTTATGACAAACTACCTTTACATGCGTTTGTATCACGCACAGAGAATCTTGACCCTACACAGTTTCTATCTTTAGACACACTACAGATTTGGGATTGTTTCAGCTATGACTTTACTGTTATACAAAAAGCATTTCTAAGAAATCTTAGTTGTAAGTTTTATGCTAAAGATAAAAAGTTTCATGAAGGTAACTATATGTTTACTGTTGATCATTCAGCACCAGATTTAAATGTTATAGATACTAGTTATGCTGAGTGGCCAGAAGATCATAAGAGTTTTAATTTTATAGAATTAAATAATGGGCAATATGCAGCACAACCTAATAATCGTTGTTTATTTTTAGATGCTGCAAGTAATCCAAAAGAATTGAAGTTCCCTGATTTTAAAGTATGTACTAAAAAATATGTAGTAGAACAGAATCCTAAGTGGTTTTTAGGAGATACAAACACAGTCATGTATGAAGAGGATAAATTATGAAAAAACTTTTACTATTGCTACTAACACTAGCATCAACATCTTTTGCAGATGAATTGACAATTTGCGAAGGTAAATTTGCATTGTGCGCCGCTAGCACTTGCACAGAAACAGGCAGAACCATTACAACTAACAACGGAAAAACATATCCCGAAGTAGTTTGTAAATGTCCAGTACTTGAAGGTAAAAGTATTGCTGATTTAAGTGCTGGTGTTATGAAGGGTACATGTAATGTTGAAAACCCTGATAAACAAGTATGGAGTTTATTTGCGCCACGTCTACACTACCCGCAAGAAGCAAATAATTTTGTAACTAATCCTATTAGTGCAACAAGAGCAAAGGTACAAACTTGTTCAGGTGATGTAGCACAAGAAAGTACTAACTGTTGGGGAATGATGTGTATCTATGATAGAAATCCTATCAACGGCACAACAACAGCAACATGCAGTTGCCCTATTGGTCAAATAGCACAAGGTATAGAATTTTTAACAGAAGCTGGTCAGGGAAATCCATCAGCATGTGATAAACACCCAGTAGCAGCACCAAATCCTTATGCAGGCACACGATAATGAGTAAAGAACAATATAATTTAAGTAAACAAACAAATTATCTAAAGCGCACCATGTTTTTAGATCCAGAAGGTCCGGTAACGGTTCAACGTTTTGAAGAAGTTAAATACCCTAAGGTAACAAAATACGAAGAAACTGCACGTGGTTTCTTTTGGGTGCCAGAAGAAATTACATTAACTAAAGATAAAATTGATCACAAAGATTCTAGTGAGGCAGTTAAACATATCTTTACTAGTAACCTATTGCGCCAAACAGCACTTGATAGTATTCAAGGTCGTGCACCTGCACAAGTATTTGGACCTGTGATTAGCGTCCCAGAACTAGAAGCATTAGTTAACAACTGGAGTTTCTTTGAAACAAATATTCATAGTAAAAGTTATTCACATATCATTCGTAATGTGTATGGTGTACCTAAAGAAGAATTTAATAAGATACATGACACAAAAGAAATCATAGACATGGCTACAAACATTGGTCGTTACTATGAAGATTTGCATCAACTTAACTGCCGTAAAGAAACAGGTGAAACAATACCTGAGATGGAACATATTAAAGCAATTTGGTTAGCATTAAATGCTAGTTACGCACTAGAAGCATTGCGTTTTATGGTTTCATTCGCTACAAGCTTAGCAATGGTTGAGAATAGAATCTACATGGGTAATGGTAATATCATCAGTTTGATATTACAAGATGAATTACTGCATACAGAATGGACTGCATGGTTAATTAATAATGTAGTTAAAGATGATCCACGTTTTGTTATTGCAAAACAAGAATGTGAAAAAGAAGTTTATAATCTCTATATGGAAGTTATAAATGAAGAAAAAGATTGGGCTGAATATCTTTTTAGTAAAGGCGTTGTAATAGGACTAAATGCAGATATACTTAAAGATTTTGTAGACTGGACCGCTTTTAATAGATTAAAAGATATTGGAATAAAGTATTTAGAAAATCACCCAAAGGTAAGTCCTATACCGTGGTTCAATAAACACGTTAATATCAATAAAAAGCAAACAGCTTTACAAGAAAATGAAAGTACAAACTATGTCATTGGTGTAATGAGTGACACAGTTGATTACGAAGCATTACCAGATTTATAAAAGGAAAAACATGAAAGCAATAGTTTGGAGTAAGGATATGTGTCCTTTCTGCGATAAAGCCAAGGCTTTGTTAAAATTAAAGAATATAGAGTTTGAAGAAAGAAACATTAATAAAGATTACACAAAAGATCAATTAATGGAAGCAGTACCTAATGCACGTACAGTTCCTCAGATTTTTATAAATGATGAACTAATAGGTGGTTATACAGAATTACACAGAAAATTAATGGGATAAACATGGATATTAACATAAATGAAGTATATTCGTTCAAATTAAATAGCGGAGAAGAATTAGTAGCAAAAGTGATAAAAATCACCGATAAAACCGTTGAAATCAGCGAGCCTGTGAGCATTGCTCCTAGTCAAAAAGGAATAGGCATGGTCCCTAGCTTATTTACTACTGATATGAACGGTGTTTTTAGACTAAATATTAATAGTGTTGCAATAGTTGCAGACACTAATGAACAAGTTAAGGTAAAGTATATCGAAGCTACTACCGGTATACAAGTACCAGAGAAACAAATTATATTAGGATAAGGATGCCACAACTTAGTAGAAAAGGGGACACTGATCAACCAGGCGGCGCAATAATGCGCGGTGCTGGTACAGTGTTTGCGAATGGTATACCAGTTGGCTTACATGTAAGTCAAATAACACCACACGCACCATTTGGTCCACCTCACCCGCCACATGCGGCTGCAACAACTACAGATGGAAGTCCAACTGTATTTGCAGAAGGTTGCCCAGTGTTAAGAGTCGGTTCAGGAAATAGCTGCGGACATAGTATCGTTCAAGGCAGTCCTGACATTTTTTGTCCATGAGTCTACAAGGTCAGCAAACACCAAATAGTATAAATTTAACAGCTTCACTTCTTTCAAGCACAGGCTTAACCATAAATGCAACTGCTGCAGGGTTTATGGGTTCAAGCACTGCAGAAGCTAATTATACTAAAGGAACTATAGGTTCATCTACTGTATTAAACAGGTTAATTGATTCTATTAATTTAGCCCACGGTAAAATAGGGGTAGGTGTTAATGATGTTAGTCAGGCAGTTTATGACGCATTAATATCAATTGGTAGTTCTACTATTCCTGCTTTAGGAAATTCAAAGCCCGCAACTTATTCATCGACCGTTTCAAATTCATTAGCAAGATATGGATTCATAAGATTTCCTGCATTACAAGCATACAATGAGTTTGTTACTGGAGGTGGCGCCTACAGAGATTTTTGTTTAAGTTTTATTACTGCCATGTCATTTAGGGATATTACTAACCCAACAATAATTTCATTGGCAAACAGTGTGAATTATCTTCAAGGCATTTACAGTAACATGAATGATTTGATTACTGCTGATATTACTGGCGTTAATCAAGCAACTCTTTATTGGGGGCAAGATTTAATAAATTTGGGCAGAGCAATTAATTTAGCCAATATAGATAAATTTGGTACACCTAGTGTATTGTTAATCACTCTGCAAAGAAACAATGCAATATCACAAGCATTATCTTATGCATTAATATTCAGTGGTTTAACCACTACAGAAGTGAACAGTATTTTAAACGGAGTGGAAGTTACTCCGCAACAAGAGCAAAAAATTTATAATGCTTTTGTTTTAGTTACAGGAAATGATTTAACAGATGTTTTAATACCATTAAATGTACAAACAACTGGATTGCAGTCATTAGCAGATTTGCTAAATCCTATAAAATTATTTCCTAATAGTTATGCAAGTTTGACTGTACCTAGATACAGCACCGCCACTTCAGCCGCTAATAGTAAAGTTTATTATAATATATACGCTAGCGGGGCACTGAGTCCAAACGTAAGAGTTTTTAACTACGGAACTTATTTAACATCTATATTACCAGATGACATAAGAATAGCATGTGGTGCATTTTCTTCAGCTATGATGCAAATTAGAAATATACAGTCTGTTCCCATAGAAAGTTTTGCACAAGTTGTAACCAATTTAGAAACTGTAAATGGATTGAATGTGAATGGATCAGGTGGCACTCCAGTAAACACAGCAGCGGTTAATAGTGCAATTAGTGCTATTGCTTTAGGTTCAGGAACAAATGGCACATATTTGGCTACAGACTTTTTTGGCGCAATGACAGGATTGAATTATAATTATAGTAGAATACAACAGTTAATTCTTCAATTGCAATCATCAAATCTTGCGACAATTTATACGAACATTTTTAATAAATTGTCCGGAGCAGGTCCGTACAATACAGACCTTACTACATTTATAGGTCAAGCAAATACAGAAATAACAACAATACGAAATAATAATTCTGTTGCGGCAACAGAGTTAAACACTTTATGGAGTCAAATAGGAACTAATTTGATGAAGGAGACTGCCTCTAGAACAGCAGCACTCCCTTCAAATGCAACAGCTACAATAAGTAGTATAACTTCTTTTGTAGATAACTATAATTCGTATGCTTTAGATACAGGGCAGTATCAATCTGCTGCAGTATTAGAAGCTATATCGGATACAACCAACTTAGGAGGACAAAGTTCAATAGCATTAATGCGTGAAATACGAAACGCAAATAGGTTAGGTTTGTGTGGTTTAGAATTGGATAATAACATAAGTAATATTCAAACTGTAACCCCGCAATCCTCTATAGGGAATGTAACAAGAGTAACAGGTGCAACTAATATACCTGGAAGTTTTGCCGGATCACCAAACACTGATCTAGTTCCCTCCAATTTAGATATATTTAATATATCTACATCTGTCTCAGTACCAACACAAACTCCAAGTCAAGCATTGCAAGATGTTATAGATTGCAATTGTGACTGCTGGGACAATCTTTGAATTGTGATCTTAACTTAATAATAAGTTAAAACCAAAATTCTTGTCTTTTAATAGAACATAGTGTATACTATCGTTCGGAAAGGAAAATTATGAAATTATTAACATTTCTACGTGACACACGTGTTGAAAATATTTTAGCAGGAATAGTAATCTTTCTGTCTGCCATTTTAATTATGGCAAATAATGATTTGTTTTTGGATGAAGAGGAGGAACTTCCTCCGGTAGCAGAAGTGAAACCGAAACCAAAACCAGTCGACCAAAAGCAATTAAAATGTTTGGCAACAAACATATTTTATGAAGCAGGGAGTGAATCTGAAAAAGGTAAACAAGCTGTAGCAAGAGTTGTGATGAATCGTGTTAAACATGGGTTCGCAACCAATCCTTGTTCAGTAGTTTATCAAGTCAGCACAAAATTAATTCCATTAGATAATGACCCATATATTGATGATGAAGGGCATAAAAAGGTAAAATTGTGCCAATTCAGTTGGGTATGTGAAAGTGATCGTAGACCATTAAATGTAAATGATCCTAGATACAAACAAAGTGAAAGAATTGCTTACAATGTGTTAGCATATGATTCATACAAAGATGTTGTACCGTCCACTGTATTGTTCTTTCACAATTTATGGGTAAATCCTATGTGGCCTTATAGAAAAGTAGCACAAATAGGTAATCATATATTCTATGAAAAACCCAAAAAGAAACAACATAAACCACAAATGTTAGCAAAAGCTTAATATGAAATTAAAACCTTCGGACCCCGATAAACATCATAGCTTAACATATCCTATGGATATTGGGGCTCCGAAGTTTGAGCTTGTCCCAGTAAAACAACAAAAAGATTTGATGCTGAACTCAGCACGAATGTACGCTCAACAAGAATATAATAGAATTATGGAGCTTGTAGTAGTATTGCAAAAACAAGCAGAACAGATAAAACGCAGACTTGATATCACTGACATGGTACATGCTGCTGAATATAAATTTCAATTGTTTCACGGTAAAACATATTGGTTGGCATTTGATAGTAAGATACAGAAAAATATTCTTATTCCAATGGGACCGAATGATTGGACAACAGGGGTACCTGATAGTTATGAGTATATAACACAGGTGCAATATTTAGGTGATCATACTTGGATAGAAGTCAACAATGAAGAAGTTAGCTATAAGTAAACACAGAGAGCAAACTCTACAAAATAGAATTGCTAGAATTCCTGATACCTATGAAGATGATATGAAGGAAAAATTAGCAGACTTTTACATTAACTTTGAAGCAGATAAAATGGCTTTAGAGAATGATCCAGAATGGCAAAAGAATAACTTAGAATACGATTTGCGTAGTAGTGAACTTATTGTAGAAAAATGCAAAAATAGAGCCTACGCACAAAATATTTACGCAGCATTATGCAATAATGAGTTCCAACGCAATGATGTTATGCCTATTTTAAAAGATGAAATATGGACTTGCAGTTGGAGATATGCAGGTGGCATTGTAGCCGATTTGCGCGGAGAAGGTGATTACCTTGACTGGTACTGCACAGGTATTAGACATGATGACGGTGAGTTAACTAACAGTTACATTGGCGAAGGTGAAGTCACTGATGAAGTAAGAGAAGATTTATTTAAATTAGGTTGGTTAGTTGTAGAAACAACGGACTAAATAATTTTGAGGAAAATATATGTCGTATTCTGATAAGGTGTTAGATCATTATGAAAATCCCCGAAACGTGGGTAGTTTTGATGCTAGCGATCGGTCCATTGGTACTGGTCTTGTTGGCGCACCTGCTTGCGGTGACGTTCTAAAACTTCAAATAAAGGTAGAGAATGATGTTATTACAGATGCGAAATTTAAGACATACGGTTGCGGGTCGGCGATTGCAAGTAGTTCGCTCGTCACAACTTGGCTTAAAGGCAAAACTCTTCAGGAAGCTAATGAAATTAAGAACACGGAAATTGCAGAAGAATTGGCTTTACCGCCAGTCAAAATACATTGTTCAATATTGGCGGAAGATGCAATAAAATCCGCAATTGCGGACTACAGAAAAAAAATTAAAGATTAAGCAGAACAAATTACTAAATGAATGCGTGGCTCCCAGCCACCATTGTATACAAAATGTTCTTTAGTAGTGTCTACTCTATAAAAAGAACCATCTGCTGGTATATTATAACATTTAGCAGATAACTCATTGTCGTTAACTGCTTCACCAAAATAGGCGTATTTGTTTGTTTCTAAAACATAATGGTACCTACATTCAAAGTCAGCATGTACACTTAATCCTGTTTTAGGCATCAATCGCATATAGCGAATTCTCCCAAATTTAGAATCTACGAAAGTGCTGAATTGTTCTATTATGTTTTTTGTATAGGGCTCTACGTCAGACCATTCAGTAAAGTCTGTTTCACTGCTAGTGAATGAGTTAGTTACAGGATCGTATAAGCTACCGCCTGCATCCCCTAATGGATAATCTGCATTAGGGCGGTAAGTAAGACCTAATTGATTCGCATGGTATTTTTGATTATTATGCATGAAAGTAGTATTTGGCCATGGGTTTCTAGATATAAACAAATTTAAATCATTAATCATTTGCTGAAGATCGGCAGTAAAATTAATTTTTTCTATAAATTTCATCATTGTTCCAAACGCATGTAAGGTCTTAACACATCTATCCATTCATCATATTCAAAATCTAGAACCATTATCGATCTAACTTCATCGGTATTATTGTATCCATAATGATTACTGTAACAATCAAAAGCAAAAACTTCCCCCATCTTCCAACGATATAAGTTACCATCTACACAAAATCCCACATCACCTTCAGGTATATATGTTGGAATGTGAACAATGATTTTATGACCCCAATCTAAATGGTTATGTTCAGGGGTTTTTGAATGTGGATTTAATATTAACCATCCAGTCGCACGATGACTGGGTCCATTTCTCACTAGCTCAGTTGTTTTTGGCATTTGTTTTTGAAATGGCTCCAGCATTTTATAATTCCACCAAAGTGTTATCGCTCTCCAATCTGCTGTATATTTAGGATTCTCGTCAAAATCATACAACGGAATTGTGCGTTTAACGGTGTTATATTCAGACATTATTGTGTCCCAATTAACAATTAAATTGTCTATAAAATCTTTTTTGTTCATACTATCCTATATAGTAGACTATTTATAAGTGAAATTAAACAGTTACATAAATACATCTTCTATGACAATATCCTTACAAAATCCCGACGATTTTTATCATAAAATATATTTAGAACCTTGCCAAGAGTTTGAGGAGATTAGGGAATTATGCTTAAGCGAAGATAATTGGTTAAGAGATTTATATACGCCTAAAAATCTGAAAATAGAAAAGCATTTTGGTTATGGTGTAGTATTCCAAAAAGAAACAAATTTACCAGTGGGAATGGCTGGGGTTTTGAATGATGGAAGATACCCTCCTAATGTAGCAAGGCATTTACATAGAGAATATCTTTTTCCAAAATTTAGACAAAAAACTAGACAAGGAATAAAAGATATTTTAACGTTGTATAGGGAACACTTACTTAAGCCTCTTACTAATATAAATAATTTTGAAGTTTATATTCTAGCTATTCAAAATAGAGAGAAGAAAGCCTCTAAAGGTTATTGGGAAATTTTTAGTAAAACTGCAATCTCAGTCGCCCCTGAATGGAACATTGGTTTAGGTTATATACAAACTTGTTCATTTAATGTACAAAAATGTTGGCAGAATTTTTTATATACAGAAATGATTTACGGAGCATTTGACAGGTGGGATAAAAAAATACTTTCACATGATGAATGGTTACAGTTAGAAGCCGGAGTTTAAATGATTAGAAAATTCACACACAATCAACAGGTAAGAGGATTACAATTAATTAATCATGTCTTTATGGTAATTGGTATCACCTACGCTATAATTACTGCACAGTATTTTTATTTTTTAATTGCCTTACTTTTTTATTGGATTACTGGCACATTAGGAATAAATGTTGGTTATCACAGATTGTTAAGTCATAGAAGTTTTCAAACTAACACATATATTGAAAAATTTTTATCTATAGTTGGAGTTATTACAACAGTAGGCAGTCCATTAGCTTGGATAGCAGTGCATCGTCAACACCATAGAAGTTGTGAAAGGCCTGGTGATCCTCATAGTCCTTATTTAATAGGAAATTGGCGTGCTTGGTTCGGTATTTGGAATCTTGATAAGTTAGATTTGAAACTAGTTAGAGATATGCGCAAAAATACTTTTCATAAATGGCTTCATAACAATTACACCTATATCATAGCCTTTTATTGTATACTATTGGCGTTAATTGACCCAATGCTAATAATTTTTGCGTACTGTATACCAGCTTGTCTTTGCCTACATAGTTCAAGTGCAATAATTGTAATAGCTCATAGACATGGGTACAAAACATACGATTTAAAACACGATCAAAGTAGAAATAGTTGGATCGCCAATCTAATCACATTAGGAGAAGGTTGGCACAATAATCATCATGCTAAACCTTATGCGTGGAGTAACTGGGAAAAATGGTGGGAGTGGGATGTACCTTCTTTAATTATAAGGGTCATTAAAAAATAATGTCTGAACCAAACTTAACAAAACATTCAGCATCAATACTGTTTGTTGTTTATGTGTTATTGTTACCTGTTTGGCTTTATGTAGCTGATTGGTATCACATAGTTATTGGTTATTTTTGCTACTGGTTTATTGCTGATGTTGTACAAAGTTTGTTTATGCATCGTTGGGCATCTCATAAATCTTGGAATCCTCCAAACATTGTTCAAAAAGTATTATCAACAACAGGTGTTGTTGCGTTAGTAGGCACTCCAATATCTTGGGCAGCTTGGCATAGAACCCATCATCATTACGTTGATACAGATAAGGATCCGCATAGCCCAAAATATTTTAGTTGGTTGTATATATTATTTGCAAGATATCATACCGCTCAAACAAAACGTGCTATTGACCACCTAAGAAATCCATATTTTGTTTGGCTAAGCAAACACGAATTATATTTGATACTACTAGGAAATTTATTACTTTTTACAATACTGCCCTTTATTTGGTTCATGACATTATGGGCTATTCCTGTTGGATATACAATTTTTAATACTAATTTTTTCGTCAATGTCGTTTGTCATAAAAAAGGTAAAGCAGAAAACATTTTTTGGCTATATTGGTTTATTCTTTTCTCAGATGGTATATACCATGATTACCATCATAAAAACCCAATTTTGAATCATACTAAGTTTGATCCAGCAGGATTTTTGATAACTAAATTAGGTTGGACTAATGCTTAGAATTTTTTTAATGTCTTTATATTTGCTTATGTTTCCGTTTGCAATTTATCACCTAAGCATGAGCGAAATACTCTTAGGACTTTTCATAGGTTGGTTATGTTTTGGAATAGGTATAAGCGCGGTTTTACATAGATATGTAAGCCATAGAAGCTATGAATTTAAAAACAAATTTTTCAAAATTATGTCTTATATAATTGCTTTTATGTCTGGATTAGGAGATCCAATTATTTGGGCACTTGTACATAGACAACATCATAGATATACAGACACTAAATTAGATACACAATCTCCATTGCAGATAGGTAAATTTCGAGTTTTTATTTCTGCTTTTGAAATTCCCTCTGGGACTGAATACATAAATAAGCAATTGCAACAATTGTCATCTGATAAATTGAATATTTTTTTTGCAAAGTATCAAATACTATTATTGATATTATATCCTGCATTATTATATTACTTCTTTGGTTTAAATGTATTTTTAATATTAGTAGGATTATCAGTTCCAATGGCGTTTGTTATGCAAGGATATATAAACGCAACTTTGCACGATCAACCACTAGAAGATGGTATATACTCAAAAAATATGTCAGGAAGTTTATTTTGGTTTGGTGAAAACTTACATAAATCTCATCATATAAATTCAAAACAAATAGCACATTCCGATTGGGATTTAGCAAAATATTATATTTTATTAGTAGGAAACAACATAAAGGAAAACAATGAAAAGATTTGAAGAAGTAACAATAAATCGTTTGGGCGCATATAGTTGGATAGTGTTAGGTCATATAGCTTTCATGTACTTACTGTTTACATTTCAATGGCAGCTACTATTAATTTCATTGTTGATGCATTATTTAATTGCAATACCCGGCATCAGTATGACATACCATAGAAGTATTTCACACAATGCAATTAAATTACCTAAGTACATTGAATTTATTGGTTTATTTTTGGCTGGATTAAGTATGCAAGGAAGTGCATTAAGTTGGGCTGCTACACATCGCCAGCACCACAAGTATCAAGGAGAAGATAAAGATCCACATAGTCCTAAGTATGTTGGAAGTTGGTATTTACATTTGTTTGGTTATACATTTAGTAAAGTGGATGCAAGGTCTGTAGCAAAGATGTTTAAAACACATCACTATTACTGGCACAAGTATTACTATCTTATATATGGAATCATATTGTTAGGGTCATTACTTTTGCTTCCTTTTAATTTAGCACTAGCTTTATTTTTTGCGCCGATCGCAATTGTTTTTCAATTTGAAAATTTTATTAATACGTGGACACATAAATGGGATGAGGACATTCCAGTAAATGTACCTGTAGTAAACTTATTCGTAGGCGGCGAAGCTTGGCATGAAAATCATCATAAACACCCAAGTAATTTAAGATTCCATAAATATGATTTATTAGGTTACGTTTTACAAAAGGCATTTAAATGATACTTAAACCGACAAATACCGAATACAATATCGATGATCATTTTCCAAATTTAACTTGGGGCAAAGTAGGCATAGCATTAAGTGGTGGTCTTGAATCAACATTAATTGCTAAAATAGCATTAGACAAATATGGACCTGACAATGTTGTTCTTACCTATTCCGATGATATGTTTACGGTTAGTAATCCCGAAGCAAATAAGAATGTTAAAATAAATGTTTACAACGCAAGTGAACTACTAGGTCAACCTGTGCATTATGTGCCAATAGACACTGAATTACATAGTAAGGATATTCAAGCATGGAGTCATCATGTGTATGAATATATGAAAAATACCTATAATATTGAATTTACAATGTGGGGTTTTACCAAACTATTTTTTAATGTAGCAGAATTTAAAGAGGATAGTAATTCAACGCACGAAAGTATTGTCGCAAAGTGTTACAGTAATTATGAAAAATATAGAGATGTTATTGAAGAATTTCATTTACCTACAGGAACGTTTACAGAATATGTAAAAGATTTACAAATTCCCGGTGTTGTTTATCCAATGCTAAGATCAGGATTCAATCAAAAAGTAACGCTACGACCTTTTGACACTCTTAATAAGAGTGAAGTTCTTGATTTGTATATACAATTAGGATACTTAGATTTAGCACACAAAACTATTTCGTGCGTGACTAACTCAGTAAGAGAAAATCATGTCCATTGTGGAATTTGTTTTAATTGTCAACAGAGATACGATGCTTTTGCTAAATTAGGAATTGAGGATAAAACTGTTTATAGACATGATACTGTTAGGATTGCGTGGGAAGAATTACAGAAGAAATTAAATAATCAGCAGTCGTAAGTACACTTAAAAACAATTGATAAACATTATCATTTGTTGTGTATGCATCATGAATTTTTGAAGTATCTATTAAATAAACTCGTCCGGGTTCGTATTCTATTTCTTTTAATTCTTCCAATGTCTCATCGTAATGTCTGACTGTTAGTCCTTCAGTACTCATCCATAACCTAAGCCACATGCTTGGTACAACTGTATCAATATGTGGTAAAAACATAGCTCCATTATTCCATTTAAGTATATTACTTCTAGTCCAGTAACCGTCAAATATACGTAATGGGTCTAGGGATGATATATTCATTACTGGAGTAGGCTTCAAACAATCAGTTTCAATAATAGGATCATTAGGGTGATCTTTATTCCATGTCATTAAACTACCATTAATTGGATCATCCTCAATTAATTCCCCGCTTTTATTTACCAATGCCAATCCGTATCTAGGCAAATGTGTGTGATTTTTTCCCCATTGTTGAAATTTAAATTCTTTAACTTGATCTACGAATAATTCAGTGTCAATTTTAATTGAAGTTGGAACCAAAAAATCTGTGTGTAATTTATAATAATCTGTTTCAGATATAGTAATGCTGTTATCAAGTATTTCTTTAAATCCAGCTTTAATAAAAACATCATATGTTTCTTGTAATATATCTTGTGCGTTAATTTTCATAGTAATATGGATTGATTAATTGTGCTACTTGCGTTCATTAGATATTGATCTTTGTGTTTGCTCTTAGGAACACATAAGCCACACCCGCATAGATTATTTGGGCAAACAATAGTGGGCATCTGTTTATTATCAAGATTGAATTTAAGAGTATTGACTATATCTTTATAATTTGATATTGTACCAATACTTCCTCTTTTACCATCAAAAGTTGCCTGACACGTTTGATGATGGTAAATCAAATCTGTTTGTTGTTCGATATGCAGAAAGTACCAATTTACGCTACAGTGCCAATCTTTAAAATTTCTAAATCCTATTACCTTCGTTTCTATCGATTCTTCATTATTGCATAATGTAAAACTTCTTCCACCACAACATGGTCTTGTGGTGGGTGTTATTGATGTATTAAAAAAGTCACTGTACCATTGTTTTTGTTCATCAGAATATTTGTGAGCGGTGGCAAGCATACTGTCAGGATCTTCACCGATTGGTCTAGGTATATACTTAACATTATTTTCTTTTAAAATATCACACACCTTTACACACTCATCAAAATGTTTGGCATGCATCATAACATTTACTTTCATGTCCACTTTACCTTGGTGTAATTGTAATATTCTATCTAATACATTCTTTTTTGTTATTTCATCTGATTCAGCATGATAACTTATTGTTACATGATCAAAATTTTTAATAATACTTGTAGCTATTTTTTCGCTCATCGCACCATTTGAGGTCACATCTAATTTTATTGTAATATCTTTTTCGAATTTATTTTTCCATTCATTTTTTAAATACTCAGCGAATTTTATAAAATTTGGATTTACAGTAGGTTCGCCTCCTGTAAAACTAATATAAAAATCTTTGTTATGTCGGTGTTGTGATATTAATGAAATATACTCAAATAAGAAATCACATGTATTTTTTAATTCTATTAAACTAGCGTGATTACTGAAATTATCATGTCTATGCACTGGGCAATAACTACAATCAAAATTACAACGCCTACCTAAATCCCAAGTAATCACAAATGAGTTTGAGCCATTATTTTTTATGGTGTGAAAATCAATCATTTTTTACTCTCTTGACAAATTGATCTTTAGGTTTAGAGGTATCTGTTTTCCCACATACTCTAGCACAGGTATATAATTTTTCAACGTTCCAGTGATGATCCCAAACTGTTTGCCATTCTGTGCTACTGATGATATCTTTGATTGGTTTATTCATAGCGTGTATATTTTCTATACCTCCCAATGTTTCTACTAAATTATGATATTGGGATAATACCTTATAATGAAAATTATAAATCATTTTTCTAAATGGATCAGTAGGTTCTTCTTTCTGTTGATAATGATAAGGAGCACTTGCTAAAAAACAGCAAGGAAAAACATTTTTGTGTGCATCAATATAAATTTCTTTTAAATTTTGCACATAACAACTTATTTTAGAACTGTTAATGATTTCACTTGATCTTTTCATTTGTTCAGTCGATATTAATACAACTTGATTGTCAGAAGGGGGTTCAAGGTAGTACAAACTGTTTCCATTCTCATCTACTACGCTGTATCTTTTTTCACCAATAAATCTAGTAGTGTTTTTTACAGTGAAGCTTTGAAAACCCATGTCATTGCTACGTTGCTCTGCAACTTCCGCTTGATGTTCATTATGCTTAAATTTTATAAAAACCCATTCTGCTTTGCCGCCTGCATCTATAAATGCCTGTGCATTACGGATTGTTATATCAAAGTTAACTCCAATTCTGTAAATGTGATTTGTATCTTCTAGACCGTCAATTCCAAAATAAACTAAATGATTATCATTGAGGCTATTATACAAATCGACCCACCATTTTGTTGAACGTGCGCCTCCATTAGTATGTATCCTAACTTGCATATTTGGTGCTTTGTCTTTAATGTATTGACACATTGGGATTAAGTCATCATTCATGATTGGATCACCAAAATTACCGCAAAAGTAAATCATATCTAGTTGATTTAATAGATCATCTGTAAAGATATGTTTAAATTCTTCGATAGTCCAATCTGCTATTTTGAGATTTGGATTCTCTACACCACCATGATATTTTCTAGGGCACATAGGACAGCTTGCCTGACATCTCGTACTGATTTCTAAGTGTATTGATTTTAATTCGGAAAAGTTAAACATTATTTGTAACCTATAATCATATATCTATTGTACAGAGGTAATTCTAACGGACCTGAATATAACACATTTGACAGATTGGATTGTTGTAAAAATTCGCCTATGCTATTGCTGATTCTTATATGCTCTGGTATATTGTAATTATTAGACTGTAATACCAAAAGTTGATCGCTACGCATATTGCTTAACCAAACATTGTATTGATCTTGACTTATGTGTTCGCAACTGGTGTTGATGATAGTATTTGCAACAGGGTATCTATTACACATATCGTCAGTTTCAGAACGGAACAAGCCTTTTTGGTATTCTATTTGGTTCATTTCTTCTGCAATAAATTGACAATGTGGATCTATGTCTACACTTACTATATTTTGTATTCTATATCTTTCATCTTGAAATAGCATACTTGCTAAAACTCCTACCCATCCACCATGTATTTCAATAGTAGCAGGATTTTTAATATGATAACTTAACTGGTTAATTAACCATTCTTTACTTTTAATTTGTCCACTCCAAAATGCGTCCATTGTACGCATTGGTTCTGAACTTTTACGTATGGCCTGCATCCAGTGATGTAAATGCTCTGTATCAATCTTCATACTAATTCTTTATTTAAAATTATTTCTGCACCGCAACCGCAGATATCTTTACTACATATGACAGGTTCTAGATTGTTAAATTCTTTTAATTTTTCTTCAAAATTTTCGTCTTTGACATTGAGAAAGCCATTAAACACTTTTTCCCCACATGCCCCTTGAATATTTCCTTCGATATTAATGTAAAGCCTATCTATCCCAAGATTACATTTATACCCATAGAAATTATTTGCTTTGTTTAATACTATTTTTTTATAATCATATGGTTCAACAGTGCCATCGTCCATAAACATTATGGTAGTGTTTGGCTTTATTTTTTTAACGTCTTTACTTTGTCTTTTTTTAATCTGATTGAGGTACTCAATTTGTTCTTGTGAATAATTGGTAACATTATTAAAAAGCACAGGTTGCGGAGATAAAAACCATCCTTGACTGTTGTTGAACAAATAATCTAAACACTCTACAGATTTTTGCCAGTTATAAGGATCCATAAGAACGTACACATATAAATTACTTTGTTGTTTACTATGGATTAAATCTGCAACTTTAATAATATGGTCTAAGTCTGCAAATTCATTATGTACACTTATTGTGATTTCATCAAATAAATTTGCTTTATCGTCCCAATAATTTAATGTTCTACTTGCATTGGTGCTTATTCTTATAAAAATGTTTGCTGTATTCTTAATTTCAGTAACAAATTTTTCTAAGTAAGGCCAAAGTGTTGTTTCTCCGCCTATAATTTTTAAATCAATAAATGTTTTACCTTTTGAACGATAGTATGAAAAAAGAGATTTCATGTTTTTCATAATTATGTCGTGTTCGGGCCATCTATGTGTCCCTTCATTGCATCCTGGAAAACAATAGTGACATTTATAATTACAAACATTACCCAAAACAAATTCTACACTTAAATATTCTGTGGAGTAATTTTCAATTTTAATTACTTTCATAGTAAGTGTGCTAGTTCAGGAAATATGTGTTTTGCATCAGTGCCTCTAATAGAATCTAAATTAGAAACATATTCTCTAAAATCTGGTAATAAATTACTGTGGTCTTCTGCCTCTAAAAATTTTAATATCCCTTCCCAACGTTGCCAACCATAAGGATTAACATTCCAAAAAATATCATCTTGTGTGTAATTATCATACAACCATTGTTTAAATTCTAAAAATTGTTCCCTTAGTTGTTCTTTATCTTCTTTTGGTAGTATTCTAGCACTTAAAAAGGTTGGGATGTATAACATGTGCATGTTCAATATACCGCCGCCGACAAGAAAGTTTTCTGCTTGGTACTGATTAATTTTTTTAAAGTTTTGTTGTATTTTCCACTTAGCAAAATCTATAATATGTTTGATATTAAAAATCTGTACAGCACATGCAATGCCAATATGTATATTGTTTGGGGTATTGTCTAACTTGTGTAAATTTTGAACAATGATATCCCAGTCAGAAGGATATCGTATATAGTGATTTCTTTGTTCTATCGCATCAATACTAAAAGCAAACTTAACTTTTTTGAACTTGCTCCACATATCAATAATATAATCATCAACAAATATACCATTGCTGTTATATCTTAATGTTATTTGTTTTTCATACCCTCGTTTAATAATTTCTTCTAGGAATCTATGATGTTCCTTAATCATCAAAGGTTCACCACCTGCAAAATACATTTGTTGTATATTGGGAATTTGCTCAAATACTTCATCCCAAAATTCTGATTTTTCATACCAAGTATTGTCAAATTTGGATTGATCCCATGCTATCTGTTGCAACACGGTTTCGCTTTTTGTAATAGGAATAATTTTCTTATGATCTTGTACCCATTTTGAACTGTCGTGCGGTGTACACATAACGCATTTTAAATTACAGGTGTGTCCTAATCTAATGTCAAAGTATCGTATAGCAGTAGGAACTTCACCATCTTCTTTTGTGTCAGCAATAAGTTGTTTAAAATCTAGTCCATCTTTATCCCATTCATACATTTCCCAAATTCTTTTACTTAGAATACTATTTTTTTCTTCTTCAAAACATTTTGTGCAACTAGACGGGATCTTACCTTCAAGCATCGTTTTACGAACATCACGCATGTATACATTATTAAAGGCTTGTTGCAGTGTGTCTTTTCCAAAGTTAGCAACTTCTCCGTCCTCTTTTCTAACTAAACCAGCATCTAGTATTCCTTTGGTTGCTTGACTTGCGTTAGATCCGCAACACAGTCGTGCGTCGCCGTTTGGTCTTGTAGCCAAATGTATCCAAGGCAATACACAGAATGTAGGTGACCCTGTCTTTTCTTCTATGAGTTTAATGTATTCAGGTATTTTGTTCATTCTAATTTCTTTTTAGGTATTTTACTGTCTGCGCTACTCACACATCGTTGGGTTATGCAAGGCATTGCGTTACCAAACAAGTTAAATCCTTTATCAAGTGTGCCTAATCTAAAGTCACTGCAGCTATATCCTCGCTTTACTTCGTTGCCCCTTATTATAACACTTTGATACCCGCTATTACAAGACCAATTGGTAAATTGGTTGAAACCGAAAGCGTTAAATCTTTCGGCTTGATCAAAGTCATAGGCAACATTGTCAGAGTCATACAATCGTATTTGATATACGTTTTGTTCATTAATTTGTTGCGGAAAACCATTTTGCATTATATCAATCATTTCATTAGTATATCCATCAACAATTGCGTTAGCACTTTCATTGCTCTGTGGTTTTAATGTTACATTGATTCCTTTATCCGCAAAACGTTGACATCTTTCATATAATTGATAAAATTCATTTGGAACCATAACTTGATTAATAGTTACGTAAACGTTTTCTGCCATCAAATGTAAACACTTTTCTGTAAATTCGTTCTCATCACTAAATTCATGGTGAAAGCTAGCTGTTATTGATTTTCTTTGTAGTAATTCACCTGCAGTCGCCCATGCACTCCACCATTTTTTACTTGGACTTAAGTTTGTAGTCATGTGAATACTTTGATAAGGAGTTATTCCATCCTCTAAACACTTTATTAATTCAGTTAAGTGTTTGTAAGCAGTAGGCTCTCCGCCACTAAATGACCAATGAAAATTGGTGAAGTTATTTTCTCTTGCTTGTGTTTTAATTTGATTGATTGTATTTTTGTAAACTTCTAATGATTGATGATCTGGTATACTTGAATTTGCATAAGGCCAACAATAACTACATTTATAATTACAAAATCTACCAAGTATCCAACTTACAGAAAAAAGTGGGTACTCTAGCATTGTTTGCTGACCGAACCTAACTATTTTTTCAAACGGGACGTTCATAAAATCTGTCAATATCTTCTTGTTTCTTTCCAATTAAAAATTCTTCTGCACTACGTATAGGGGCTTTATAATTTAGTTTAAACTGTATACTTTCTTCTGGGCTTAATATATCAGTGATTAATTTATAGTTTAATAATTTACCAAGTTTGTTGCATTCTTCTACTATATTGCTGTTTACTAATCCATAATACTGATTAAAAATTTCATCAAGCTGTTCAAAGTCATTTAATACTTTTATGTCGTGTCCACGCAATAATAAGAATGCTCCTAATCTTGCACCATATATCGACCAAATGCCATTCTTAATATCACTGCCGACATGCATCCAATTATACAGCCTGTAAAGATTACGCCAATCCATTTTGTCAAAATCTTTATTGCCGCTATCTAGTAACTTCATGCCATCTCTGAATCCTGCACGAAATGCTTGTAGTGGACTATGATTTATAACAGTGTGGCTTGCAATTGCATTTAATTCAAGATATTTATCTAGCTCAAAATCAACACTATCACCAACTTCATGTGTACGCATTTCTTTCAATAGATGTACAGGCCAACATTTCACACCACCGTTACCATAACAGTTATGATTGACTAAATTTAAACTGCTCCAACTGAATACATGATTGCCCCAATCAAAATGTGGTCTAGTCCAAACATTGAATCTCCATAGACTAGGTAATACATGATTGTCACCGTCTATGATTATCACTCTATCAGTTTTGGCTAATTCAGCACAGGCTTTATGCGCAGCATCACTGCCCTTAACTCCATGTACTCTTTTTGCTTTGGGTTTTATAGATAGTAGGTGCTGATAATTTTCATCAGCGTTTGGTTCATCATAACTTAGGAAGACCACATCATACACATTTGGGTTCAACGCAAAAGTATTCATGATAGTTATTTAATGCTAATCTAATTTACCCAAACAATTTAAAAAAACTAAATAACTAGATTATAATATGCAATATTTTTATAACTTCATTCACACATAAGGAGACACAAATGAAAACAGTAGGTGATAAAATCGAGAAGTTCGCAGTAACAGGCGTCAATCCAGGCAGTGATCAGTTTTTTGACATTACTGACACAAGTTTTGAAGGTAAATGGAAAGTTATCGTTTACTACCCAAAAGATTTCACATTCGTATGTCCAACAGAAATCGTAGCATACGACAAATTAACAAACGATTTTAAAGATCGTGATGCAGTTCTATTGACAGGTTCTACAGACAATGAATTCTGCAAATTAGCATGGCAGAAAGCACACCCTGATTTAGCAAAGATTACCCACGTGCAATTTGCAGATACACAGCGTGGCGAATCAAGTTTGATCAATCAGCTTGGTATTTTCTTTGCTCCAGCAGGTGCAGCACTTCGTGCTACATTCATCGTTGACCCGAATAATGTTATTCAACATGTTACAGTTAACAACCTAAACGTTGGTCGTAGCCCAGAAGAAACATTGCGTGTATTGGACGCATTGCAAACAGGTGAACTATGTGCATGTAATCGCACAGTTGGTGGCGAGACACTATAATGATAGAGTGCCTTATCTTAGGAGATAGTATAGCAAAGGGTATAAGCCAAATACGCACTGAGTGTGTGGCTTACGTTCAAAGCGGTATCAACAGTAAAGACTGGAATGATGCGTATGTTAAAAAAGTTAAGCCAGCTAAAGCTACAATTATTAGTTTAGGCAGTAATGATTTTAAAAACTTAAACACCGAAATAGAATTAGTAGCATTAAGAAGTTTTGTTAATTCTGATCGTGTGTTTTGGATTGTTCCTGCTATCAAACCAGAGAAACAAGAAATAGTAAAAAAGATTGCCAAGCACTATGGTGATACTTTCGTTATTATTCCTGAACTATCTCCAGATAAGGTACATCCTACATACAAGGGATATAGACAACTAGGAGCATTAACAAAATGACAGCATGGGTAGACGCATTAAAAGAACAAAGTATTCCTGAGTATGCCAAGGATACAAAATTAAACATAGATGCAGTAATCAAGCGTAGCACATTACCAGTTGAAGAAGCAGAGGCAGTGGCACTTGCAGCAGCATTTGCAACAGGTAATAGCAAATTTTGGACATGGGTTCATAGTCAATTAGCTGACCGCAAAGAGGCTGACGCAGCATTAACAGCAGCAAGTATTATGGCACAAAACAACATTTGGTATCCATTTGTTGAAATGGCTGATGACGAAAATCTTAAAGGCTTGCCAGCACAATTGCGTATGAACGCAATTACAAGTCACGGTGGCACAACTAAAGCAAGATTTGAAGCATATAGTCTAGCAGCGAGTATTGTGGGCAAGTGTCATTTTTGTGTTAAAGCACATTATGAAACACTTAAAAAAGAAGGATATACAGTAGAACAGTTACGAGATATTGGGCGAATAGCAGCAGTTATAACGTCCGTATCAAGAGTATTAAGTAACTAACATAGCCCCGAAAGGGGCTTTTTTATAGGGAAAACAAATGACAGAAACACACAAAAGAACAATAGTAAGAGCAGTAATATGGAGAATTATAGCTACACTGATTACAGCAGCCTGGACAGGATTAAGTGGTGCAATAGTAATTAATATTTTTATGACAATCGCACATTACATTCACGAAAGGCTTTGGTTAAAGATTAACTGGGGTAAAATATCTGAATAAATATATCTATGAAAAACATAGGCGATATAGTAGGTTCTTATGCTATCAATTGCATAAAACCAAACGAACCAAATTTTAACGGTAGAAAACTAGTCAACGAAAAAACCTTTGAGGGCGTTTGGAAAATATTTGTATTTTATCCAAACGACTTCACTTATGTGCATCCTGCTGAGTTAGTTGGATTTCATAATATATCACAAAAATTAGCTGTTAACGGTGTGATGTTAATGATAGGATCAACGGATAAACTGTTTTCTGAAAATGCATGGAAAGCGATTAACGAACAAGCTGGAACTCCCGGCTTGTATATTTTTACCGATAACCCACAGCAGCAATATAGTTTAGCAGATAAGCTAGGACTAGAATTGTCAACAGAAAGGTTAACAAGAGTATTGTGTATTATTGATGATAAAGATACAATACAGTTTATATCTGAGGATGACCTTGATATCGTGAGTTCAGTAACACGAATGTTATCAGGCTTGAAACAGATAAGTGGGCAAATTTAAAATTGACATTTTTTGCTAGAAAAAGTATAATATTTTGCATCAGGACTAAATAAAATTACTATGACAAACTTTACTTGTATACATATGACCAAAAAGCAGCCGTCAGCAATGACATGGCTACCTGTAGGGTTTTATGCCTTAACAAGTGACCGCAATATTATTGAGGGCTCGGGGGTTAGATAAGTGTAGTTGCATAGTAGGATTATCTAAACCCTGAGAACTCAAAAAGTCTCAGGGTTTTTTGTTATATGGAGAACAACAAATGAGTTATCAAAATAATAACTTTGTCAACGACCATATATTATCAGATGAACAACTTGACAAATTGATAAGAGAAAAATTTGAAAGATTGCGAGAGCAATATGGTTATATAGAAAAGGTTGACAATAAAGACAATAACGTGTTAGAATCTTGATACGTTTAAGTGTGTAGAGAAACGAGGTCTCAATAGCGCACTATAAACATGCTATAAACGGGCGGAGCCCCTGATGAAAATGCTGGCGGTAACAGCAGAGTAAAACGGGAATGATAAAGCAAATTAATATTAGTTTGTTTTACCATACACTTTTAATAGATGAACACTTCGTTGCCCTTTGACGGCAAATGTAATGACCCCTGTTAAGAGTGTCTAAATATAATTAACTTTTAAGGAGAGAATCATGTCGGTACTAGCGTTGGACATCGGTGGAATTCCTAGACAATGGATTTCGCACGAAAATGCAATCACATATTTTGCGAAAGATATGGTTGCATGGTCGCTAGGTGAGGTTGTTGCAAAGTTTCGTGGTGGAATTCAGAATGATGGAAGTCTGAGTTACATTGAAACTCCTAGTATCATTGCAATCAAAGGACATGGCTTCGATCCTAACAAACATGGTAAAGTCGCACTAACAAACAAAACATTGTTTGGGCGTGACCGACATGTATGTGCATACTGCGGTGGACATTTTGCTAACAGTAACCATCTAAGTCGTGACCACATTCTACCTAAGAGCAGAGGTGGTGCAAATACATGGATGAATGTTGTTACTGCATGTGTACTATGTAATAACAAAAAAGACAGTAAGACACTTAAAGAAGCAAAAATGGAACTGCTTTATGTGCCTTATGAACCTAATCACTTTGAAAGTATGATTTTGCAAAATAGAAACATTCTTGCAGATCAAATGGAATATCTGATTAGTGGTGTGCCAAAGCATAGCAGGATCCTACAGTCTTAGGTTGACATTAATTCAGAGTTGAGATATACTATTAATTGAAAATCTGGCCGTAGTTAAATGGATATAACACTAGCCTTCTAAGCTTGTATTCCAAGTTCGATTCTTGGCGGCTGGACCAGTTTTACAATTTGGGGGATTGATGTAATGGGAGCCTGGGACCTTTGCAAGGTCTTCGTGAGAGTTCGATTCTCTCATCCTCCACCAAACAATTCGGAGTGTAGCACAGCCTGGTAGTGCGCTTGCTTTGGGAGCAAGAGGTCCAAGGTTCGAATCCTTGTACTCCGACCAAACAACAACTTGACATTAAATCCAAAACGAGATACAATGTCTGAATCGTAGTAGTTTCTTTAACAATTTAAGTTTTATGCACCCATCGTCTAGTGGCCTAGGACCCCGCCCTTTCACGGCGGTAACAGGGATTCGAATTCCCTTGGGTGTACCATATTGAAACACATTACGGCCGAGGTCTAGAGATAACTTCATACTACGCCGTTACAGGATACAGAAGCAGACCTAAACCTGTTGTATAGTGTGTTTCAATATGGTAGAGAGTCAATATTGAATATGGGTACTAAGAATATCCGTTCTCGAAAGGTGCAAATCCTGGTTAAGCAGAGTGCCGAGTAACAAAAACATAGACTCACCATATTGAAGCATTTTGTAGGAAGCTCCCATTGAAAGTGCTAGCATACGCGGTGGGGCTGTGCAACAGAGTGCTTCAATATGGTATAACTAACTGTGATACAAGCACAACATGCTTGGTAGATTATATCATACTTGCCCACTTAGCTCATTCGGTTAGAGCATCGTCTTGATAAGGCGGGGGTGCTTGGTTCGATTCCAAGAGTGGGCACCATATTGAAACACATTTCGATGCTGTTCCGCGGCAGCGACCAAAAAGAGAGAAGTGTGTTTCAATATGGTTGACATTAAATCAGTTTAGTGTTATACTAGTGGCAAATAAAGATTGCAGCAGTAAAGAGCAGAGCCTGATACACATAGGGAAGCCCATTCTATAAGATGGTACCTCAGGATGAAGGGATTAAGTTCCTGTGAAAACTGTGTAAGATTCCGGTAACTACTTTCCTTAAAGTAGCGTTTGGTAATACGATAAAGTCCAGGTGGCTATGGCACCTATAGCGAAACATAGACTCTGCATTACGATGTGGTGTCTCCGGTGTTTCAGACAACATAGCAGCGTGGACACTACGTGGCAAAGGTCCTTTAGTGTTCGGACAGGGTAACAACTCCAGCTTAGGGGCGACCGTGGAAAGCGTGGCCTAAGCATATTAATTTTGTAGCTTGTAAGCACAGAGGCTGGCGCAAGCGTTATGTAACCGAAACAATAAACAGTAATCACGTGTAAAGCTGTTGAGTTAGGCATATAGTATAGGCTACAAAACTAATATGAGAACACTATTTTTTATTTTATTACTTGTAACACAGAATAGTTTTGCCTGTGATAAGTTTGTTATTGGGTTTAAAGGCATCAATGATGTATTTGATAACCGCGCCTTCAATCAATATGCAAAGAAACAAAATTCATGTGCAGTAACTTATAGGTGGAATCAAGCACACTTAGCAGTAAAATTTATTAACAGAAATAATAAACAATATCAATTGTATGGCTTTAGTAAAGGTGCAGAAAGCATTAGACAAGTTTTACCTAATGTAAAGCGAAAGCCTACTTTAGTCATTACAATTGGTGCATATCATACTGCACAGGTTAATTATAGTGTGCATGGTGTTAGAACAATGAATTATTTTGATGATTCAGGTAAGCGTAATATTGCACCTGGTGTACACATTAAACATGTAAGTCATCAAGCAATACAGAGTTATGTAAACAAACATTATTTAGGTGTAAAATAGATTTGGCTTGTTAGTTCAGTTGGTTAGAATGCCGCCCTGTCACGGCGGAGGTCAGGGGTTCAAGTCCCCTACAAGTCGCCAAGGACGTTCCGTTGTCAACGGATACTCTGACCCGGAGGATGAGAAGTGCCTTGACAAGCACGGGTGGTACACTTTAAACCGAAAGTGCGCTGGCAATGCGAGAACGGACCCTGTCGGGGAGCGGGTGGAGGGTATGTGATAGTTGTGTGTAGTGTAAAGATCGCTTGCATAACTTGATGTACTATAATTACCGCCGAGGGTCGCAGAGCATCAATGGGGTGGAAGCATCAATGGTGATGCAGTGGACTGTAAATCCGCCGTCTTCGGGCACGACTGGTTCGATCCCAGTACACCCCACCAATTACTTTTTAAGGAGAGTCCTTATGGACAGTGACAAGAGTGACAAGATGACGCGGGTATAGCTCAGTCGGTAGAGCAGTAGACTTTTAATCTATTGGTCGTGGGTTCGAATCCCTCTGCCCGTACCATATAAAAACACATTCGAATATAAAAATAATGGCGCCCGGGGCTATGGAGGGTTTCACGACAATCCAGGAATGTGTTTCTATATGGTGAGTTTCATGATTTTCATTAGTGTCTGTTCATGGTGTTGCGTATGTTCAGAACCAAAATAGCATGATATTATATCTTAAATACATGTGCAGTACATGTATTATAACTTAAGGAGAATAACATGTGGACAACACCAAGTGCAACTGATATGCGTTTTGGATTTGAAATCACCATGTACATTGCAAATCGCTAATCGCTGATTTACAATTTACATGTAGCATGAAAGGGTAGCAATGCTACCTTTTCTTACCTCTAAGGAGTTTATTATGCCAATGTATGAAACAACAGTAAGAACGCCGCAAGGCGAAATCAAAGATCGTGTTTATGCAAATGATCCTAAAGAAGCCAAAGCATTATTTGAACAACGACATGGTCCTAGAAACGTACCATATATTCCAAAGATTATACCAAGTTAATTGGGGACTCGCCAAGTTGGTCTAAGGCACCGAACTACTAAAATTGTCATTTAGTGATAAATACATTTAGAGGTTCCATTATGAAAATATGTCCAAAATGCAGTAATGAGTTTGATTCGGGTAAGTGGGATAAAAAGTTTTGCTCTAGAAAATGTGCAAACAGCAGGTCTTTTACTAAAGAATCAAATGAAAAAAGAAGCAAAACACTTAAAGATTCCTTAAAAAGTATTCCTGATTCTAAAAAACATGAATCAATAAAAAAACGCCTAGAGTCTCTTGCCCTTACAATGAGTAAACGCATACGCCCAATGTGCGTTGATTGCGGTAAAATTATTAGTAAAGAAAACAAGCATAATAGGTGTCAAATTTGTTATTATAAAAGTGATGCATGTTCGCATGCCTTGGGTCATTATCGAAATTATGAAAGAATGACGGTCATTGACAGTTTAGGTAATTCTGTATTTTTAATGTCATCGCTGGAAATACAATACTATAATTATCTTGTGAAAAACAATGTTAGATGGAAAAAACCTAATTCAATCGTATATAAAGACAACTTAGGAAAAGAACATTGGTATAAACCTGATTTTGAACTTATAGACAGTAATGAGATTATTGAAATAAAAGGTTATTTTTGGAACAATGATAAAATAAAAATGAAATGGGTTATAGAACAAAACCCATCACTTGATATTAAAATTTTAACTAAAAAAGATTTAAAAAATATAGGCGCATAGTGTAACGGTAGCACCACAGACTTTGACTCTGTTAGTTCTTGTTCAAATCAAGATGCGTCTGCCAAATTTTGGGGCCGAATCCTAGGTCCCCAGCCAGTTATGCCGCCTTAGCTCATCTGGATAGAGTACAACGCTACGAACGTTGGGGTAGGGAGTTCGAATCTCTCAGGCGGTACCAGTATCACAGGAGAATATTATGGAACAGAAATTTAAAAAATTTATGCCTATTGGACAAGTAGCACTAATTAAAATTGACGAACTTGTAAAACGAGGCGGTACTATTATTACTGAGAAACGAGAATTTGTTGAAATTAAACGAATGCAAAGTATTGCACACATTGACCAACATGGTCGTGTAGAATGGCGTGCAGAATAACAATGGTGTTGGTAGCTCAACTGGTAGAGCCCTGGATTGTGAATCCAGTGGTTGCGGGTTCAAATCCCGTCCTTCACCCCATTATTTTAAAAGGGTAATATGAAAGGTTATCAATCTGCAATTTTTGATCCTGTCAATTTAGAACATGCTAAGAAAATTGTCTTAACTCCCGATGAAAAATTTCC